TAGTCACTGGCCAAAGCATTGCTGTAAGTATAAGCATTGTTGTTGATAAATCCAGTCTTTTGTGTTTGACGACTCTGATCCATTCCTACTGCTAGACCATCGGCTGGAGTATTAGTCAAATTCATTCGCACCGCATCTTCTACCGCTACCCATCCGTGTAATTTATCATCAAATCTAAACAATCTATTGGGAAAGAAATCTGTCCTTAAAAAGAAATCATTGTTTTCTGGTTGTGCTGGAAACTGCACACCAAATCCAAACGCATATCCATTAACAGGGTATCCATCACCTACTAAGTATCCTAGATATCCAGTGCGTAAAGGAACATCATACGTACCACTGGCCAGCTGTCCAGCATTACTGGCATTGACATTACCGGAATCTGCTAATTGGAGTGTAGATCGACCTTGACCGTTGGCAGCCAAGGTATAGAACTGGCGTGTTTCATAACCACTCTTAGGAGCATCTGCTTCCGCCTGAGCCAGTACTTGATTATTAATGTCAATTTCTTGATTGTAGGTACTTAATAGATCTTTTAATGTAGTACCGTCAGTAGCAGGATCTCCGTTGGCATCAAGCACAGGTGCATTAAAAATCTGGGCAAATTGTTGACTATCAGTTATACGTTTGAGTTTTAGTCTATACAAGTGCGGATACCAAGTTATGCTAAAACCTTCGCTAGCACGACCTACATCTTCTATAACATAATAACGAGGCAAGCTGATATCAAAATCGTTAAGTGCGAAATCATCGCGCAGATGCGGTAATTCTAACACGTCTCCGCTGATGGGTTTGCGCCCTATATATTTGATAAAATCGTTAATGTGTACAGTCATGTACAAGGTATCATTGTCAATAAACAGACCAAACTGACTAAGATTAAAGTCAATATTCTGTACGTTGTAAATTCCGCGGATTCTGTAAATTTCTGGATCGTAGTTTCTATCACGATTTTCTAAGAACAACAGATCCTGAATATTTGCTACATTTGTGCCAACAATATTGGGTTGATCTGGGGTATTCATTCCGGCACTAGCGGCACCTAGATATTTGTGTAGATAAACATCGGTGCCCCCAACTTGAAACATCTCGCTGGCTTGGCGGTCAATGAATTTGTAGTCATTGCCCTTTTCTGGTTTATAAAGTGAGAGTCTGGGCACGTTATACTCCTAACATAACTTTGCAATTATCACTGTGCCATCTTTTATAATTGCCTTTAGTAGTAGTTTTACCACAATGCTCACAAGTATGTAATGGCATATTTAATACACCTTGTCTTATTTTTTCTTTACGTTGAGAATCCATCGCTTTACCATATCCAGGATGATTTACACCAGATCGGTTTGCAATATGCTCCAAAGATTGTTTACGACCCTTCATTTTTTTAGATTGTTTGTTTCTCGATTCTAAACTTCTAACAGTGCCTAAATTTCCTTGTCTTATTTTTTCAATGTGTTCAGGAGATTTTTTAATTCCAAATAATGGGTTCAGTTCATATTTCTTTCCGTACATTGGATTACCTGTTCCTGTAAATTTGCTACTTTTAATTTTGGCACCTTCTTTTTTAACATTTTCAAAAATTCTTCCTGTTATTTTATATCGAATTTTACCAGGTAATTCTCTGTACAACATACAGCTGAAAGCATTCCACATTTGATATTTGTGTTTTTTATTTTCAACCATTTTAGTCAACAACCAATGACAAATAAAATGTTCTCGGGCTGTAAGTTTTACTAAATTTTCAATAGAATTGTCACCACCTAAACTTTTAGGAATAATATGATGATTTTCTGTATATCCGTCAGATATCCTATCCTGTGCATTGGTAATAATTGCATAATACCAACTGGTATATTTGTTAGATAAAAATAAGGAATTATATGACATATGATATTTATCGCCAGCTAAATATAGTAGAGGAACTATTTATGGACGATCTAGCACCAACAACAGAAAGTAATCCCACAGCAGAACGCAACAAGGTCTTTGACTATGTGAGGCTAATGTTGGGCGACGGCATGGTTGAAGTAGAACTAGACCCTGCGCACTATGAAACAGCTCTAGATCGTGCATTAACACGCTATCGTCAGAAAAGCCCAAATGCTGTAGAAGAAAGTTACTTATTTTTAGAGCTAATACAGGATCAGAATGAATATAGACTACCTAATGAAGTTATCGAAGTTAGACAAGTATTTCGTCGTGCTATTGGTTCACGCAGTGGGATTGGTGCAGGCGGCACACTATTTGAACCATTTAATCTAGCTTATACAAATACTTATTTGATGTCAGGTAGTATGATGGGCGGGCTAGCAACTTATGACATGTTTGCTGGCTATCAAAAACTAGTAGGCCGCATGTTTGGTAGTTACATTGAATTTAAATGGAAACCCACTAGTCATATTTTGACCATACTACAGCGTCCATTTGCACAGGGCGAGCAGATCTTGATACAAAGTTATAACTTTCGTCCAGACTGGGTCTTGCTACAAGATGTTTATGCCAAACAATGGTTGAAGGATTATACACTAGCAGTATGTAAACAAATGCTAGGTGAAGCACGTAGCAAATTTGCATCAATTGCTGGCCCACAGCAGGCTATCCAACTTAACGGTTCTGATTTAAAGTCTAGTGCTAAAGAAGATTTTGAACGTCTTGATAAAGAAATAGACACTTACGTAGCTGGCGGTTCGGGCTATTATTTCGTTCTTGGTTAAGAAATTTCTTGACCTTGTAACAAAACTGTTATATACTAGAGCTAATATTAGGGGGCTCTATGATTATAGGTGTGTGCGGTTTTATTGGTTCTGGCAAAGATACTATTGCCGATTATCTTACAAATTTCCATGGTTTTAGACGAGAAAGTTTTGCCAACAGTCTTAAAGACGCTGTAAGTCAGGTGTTTGGGTGGGACCGCACCATGTTAGAGGGTCGTACTAAACAAGCCCGTGAATGGCGAGAACAAGTAGATCCATGGTGGGCCGACCGTTTAGACATGCCTAATCTTACCCCACGGTGGGTACTACAATATTGGGGTACAGAAGTTTGTCGTAAGGCCTTCCATGATGATATTTGGATTGCCAGCTTAGAAAATAAACTTCGCAATTCAACAGACGATATCGTGATCAGCGATTGTCGTTTTCCTAACGAAATTAAGTCAATTAAAAATGCCGATGGCATAGTAGTACGTGTTGTTCGTGGACCTGAACCTGACTGGTACAACGCCGCTGTGAGCGTAAATCGTGGAGCTGATGGCAATGTAACTTGGGCTACAAGCAAGGCCATACTAGAAAAAGCCAAAATTCATAGTAGCGAAACTGCTTGGGTCGGCACTCAGTTTGATCATGTATTGGACAATAATAAAACCATAGATGATTTATACAATCAAGTACGCGATATCATAAGTCCGGAACCAAGTCCCCCTGACGCCAACGAACGCCCTCTTTATATAGGACTCGAGAACAGTTAGCACACACTGTTTTTAGGTTAGTTGGGCGACAGTTGTTGAGATCCCCGTCTACATGAAACACTGAAAAAATTTCCTTGTGTGGACTCTTAAAACCACACTTGTCGCAGATATTTTTTAATACATAACCTGCACGAGCCCACCGTGCAACTCCATATCCTGCACCGTGTTTAAGACATACATTACACTGGCTTCGGTAAAATGTCTTATTATTTTTCTTATAATTGACTGCTTTGGGCCGCAGTCCACAACTACACAAGGGTCTCATATGATATTTAATTGAAACAGGCCTTTTCACGGCCTTTTCTGATGTGTATAACTGGTACATTTAGTCAAAATGCCATAAATACATTAAGAACATGTACTCATGGAGATAACACAATGGCTCAATTAAGTTCACCAGGCGTAAGCGTAACAGTAATCGACGAGAGTTTTTATACTCCCGGCGCACCAGGCACAGTGCCTCTAATTATTGTCGCTAGCCAAGAAAACAAACAAAATAGTGCTGGTACAGGTATTGCACCAGGAACACTAAAAGCAAATGCTGGTAAGGTATATCTACTAACTAGCCAAATGGATTTAGGTTCAACATTTGGTATTCCTTATTTTGAAACAGATGCAAGTAATAATCCAGTCAACGCTGGAGAATTAAACGAATACGGTCTACAGGCTGCCTACAGTTATTTAGGTGTAGCTAATCGTGCTTATGTGGTACGTGCAGATTTAGACACAACACAATTAGTAGCAACTGCAACAGCACCAACAGGTGAACCAGCAGATGGTACATTATGGTTTGACACTACTGATACAGCATTCGGTGTGTTTGAATGGGATGGCGATAGCGCAAGTGCATTAGGCGGACAAAGATTTTCTGTTCAGTCAGTAAGAGTAATTGACGATGCTGCCATGGTTGATCAATATGGTGCACCATTGTCTAGTATTGGTGCGTTGGGCGACTATGCAGTAGTTTGCGATTCACTTGGATTTGACAGATTATGGTTTAAAAAATACGACACTGGTAACGTGGCTATGCCAGCTGGTACTTGGGTAGAAGTAGGTACAGGCGACTGGGCACAAAGTTGGCCAACTGTTATGTCTACTGCTATCAACACATTTGATGTTAGCGATCAATTTATTATCAACGGTTCAACTCCAATTTCAGCTATGGATGTTGGCACCTTAGCAACAGCAATCAATAATGCTAGCATTCCTGGTATTAAGGCTGGTGTTGTAAATTCGCAATTGAATCTTTATTCCGATGGCAGGGACATTGTATTATCAGGACAAACTGGTACTGGTAGCAGTCACGGAGCAGGACACGATTCATGGCTAGACGCATTTGGCATTACAGCCGGTACATATCTGGCTCCTGCACTACAGATGAGCCCACACTACAATATTCCAACATATAAGATTAGTGAAAATACTAGTGCAAACAGCGGTCGACCAACAGGCAGTATCTGGGTTAAAACAACCAGTATCAACCAAGGCGCACATTTTATTGTTAAGCAATACAATGCGGCAACAGCTTCATGGTTAGAAGAACCTGTACAATTATTTCCAAACACAGGTAGCGCACTAGCATCCTTAGATCCAAAAGGCGGCGGTATTAATCTAGCAGTTGGTTCACTGTATGTAAAATATAACGATACTGAAGCAATGGACCCGTTGGCTAATTTTAGAATTTATGAAAAAGTTAGCCCAGGTGTAACAACTATTACGTCTTTAGCATTCAGCAATGCAACATTTGGCGTAGGTACATACGATTTTACTATAAGTGAAACACAACTTGGTAATTCGACATCGACTAGTCCTGTAACAATTAGCTTTACAATACAATCAAGCGATAACACCGCTACACTACAAGCACAGCGAGTATTAAATTCGCTAACAGCGGCATTGTCTGCAACACTGGTGTCTGCAACATACAACACTGGTACAAAAACAATTTCTATCACTCATACAACAGGTGGTGATTTGTATTTTGTAGACGGTACAGGTACCCCATTAGCAACTATATTCTCAGAAGGCACAACAAACTTCTATACACATCCAAATGGTATTAGTCAGAATTATGTCGCAACAACATGGGTTCCAACTACAGGAACTGGAGAAAGTACAGTAGCAGTTGCTCCAGCGGCAGTTACAGCTCCAACAACAATTCCAGCAGATCAAGCTCTATGGTACGACAATATTGTGCATGAAGTTGACATTATGATTAATAATGGTACAACTTGGGTTGGATATAAGAGTGCTGATGGTATTACAATCAATGCCGCAGGTATTCCTGGAGATCCAGGAACAGACTCAAATGGTCCAATTGTTTCTGCATCAAAACCAACTACAAAAAGCGATGGTTCTGCATTAGGTAACAATGACTTGTGGATTAGCACAGAAGATTTTGACAACTATCCACACATTTACAAGTGGAGTGCAATTACTCAAGCATGGGTACTTGTAGATAACACAGACCACACAACTGAAAATGGAATTATATTCCACGATGCACGTTGGTCAACTGCTGGTGCAAATAGCGAACCTGCAACTATCCAAGACTTGTTGTATAGCGATTTCTTAGACTTTGACGCTCCAGATCCAGCACTATATCCAAAGGGTAT